CTGATGTCAACGTCACCGCATACGCGGGTCGGCGATTGAGTGGTAATAGCGCAACGTCCGACAGACTGATCGCGGTGCCGTCGCCGTTGGTGATCGAGGTGAGCGCGCACAGATCGTCATCGAATGATAGCGTTTTTAGGTCGGTCAGGTCGCCGCCCAGATAGCTCATTACCGGGGTGAACTTGCGGGTCGTGTCGGCTGCCGACTCGAATACCCGGTTCGTTTTCGCCTCGATGTACCGCTGAGCCTGTGCCGCGGCACTCCCCAGGAGGGCGTCGTCACTAGTCGAGGATATTCGCAGGTATGCGCGTAATTGTTCCGCGGTGACGTACGCCATACTAAATCACCTTGACCGTCTTCTTCGGTTTGGTTTCTGGCGGAACCTGTTCCTCGATCTCGACCGCCGACCCGCGCGCCACCAGGCTCCGACCGTCGACGTCGATCACCTCGACGAACTCGCCGGCCGCAACGTACACCACCCGGGACGATCCGAGAGGGGTGACCGCAAAATCCCGCAGGGCTTGGATTTTCATAAATGACTCCGTGAATATGGGGCGCCTGCAGTCGATGACCGCAAGCGCCCCGGGTTGATTAGGTGGCTGGGTTGACGCCCTTGACGAACGCATCAGCGACCGTCAGGTACGACGCCATCCAGCTGTTAACGAAGATTGCGGTTTCGTAGGTGTCTTCGTATCGGCTGGCGTTGCGGCTGATTTCCATCGAATCATTTTCGACGAAGTTCACGAAGTTGAAATTACCGAACAGGATCGAGGTGGCGCTGGCCGCCATGGCTGCGATCGCGGAGTTCGTTGCGACCTTGGCACCCAACAGCTCTTTACCTGCGAAGCTGTAGTCGCGGTCGAAGATGCGAGGGTTCGACGTGAGGGCCTTGGCCTGCTGCAACGTCAGACGACGCATAATCCAGCCGCATTCGTCGTTGACGTCGTAGCCGTCGGGGAGTTTATAGAACATGTTGTCGATGTCGCCTGCATCCAGGGTCGTGGTGGTTGCCAGCGTCTCGGACGTGCCAGCGCGGGCGATGATTGCGGCGACGATGATGTCGTTAATGATCAGCCCGTAGGTGCGACCGACCGAACTCGCGAGTTGTGTCTCGAAGCTGGCGTCGCTGGAGTCGCGGAGGAACGAATTCGAGAATCGCATCGATCGGTTATACCGGGTCAGTGCAACGTCAGGGCGTGCGTAGGTGTCTTCGCTGAAGTTTGCGGACTGAATTTCGGTGCGGGATGCGAACGATCCGAGGGCGTCCTCGATGCGTGGCTGATAGTTGTATCCGGTGATCGACTGTTTGAAAATTGCGGGGAACTCGCCCAACAGGCTAGCCGCCACGCGTTTTTCGAAAATCATCGGCATATTGTACTGATTGATCAGGTACGAGCCGGTGACGCTGCCGGCCACCAGGGTCGCCTTGACGCCGCCCTCGTCGCCCTTGCCCAGCCACGCCTTGACCGCCGACACGGGTTCGTTACTGAATCCGCGATCGGTGTGGATTTTCTGCCCGGGTGCGGTTTTGGTGCCTGCGTAGATCGTGCCGCCCTGTACGGGTTCGCCGGCCAGCTCGCTGATTGCGGCTTTTACTGCGTCTTTGATGTCGCTCATGGTGTCCTCTGTTGTAGTTGCTGCTGATGTATTGGTCAGACCGATACCCGCCGCAGTGCGCGCGGTTCCTTTGGTCGTTATCCCTGCTGTGGTGCGTGGTTCCGCTGGCGTCGGGGTCAGTGAGATTTCACCCACCACCCACCGTTTAATCTCCCCGTCGACGCGCTCGACGAGGTGCGGGAGCGCACCGGTCGACAGACCCAGCGCGCCAGATTCGGCCAGTTTCATCACATCGGCCGCATACGCGTGCCGGCGATCGAGTTCGATTTGCACGTCGATGCCGTCATCCGTTGGGGTCCACGCCTTGACCGTGCCGATCTGCGATTTGATGCCGCTCATGGCGTGATCGTAGTAGACAGGCATTCCGAGGAATGACCGCGTCGATCCGAAGTCGGTGTCGGCACTGAATCGGTCACCCGTCAGGTCGACCCCGCCATACACCACGCCGCGACCCTCGAGGGTGAACGGTGCGGTCGCCTTGATTGCGTATGGTTTCGAGTTCATTGGCGCCCCATCAGTCGTCGAGCATATGCCTTCGCGGCTTCTGTGTTTATTATCGCATTGCCGTCAAGTGCCGCCACTGAATCCATCTCATCCTTCCACGCCTGGGGCAACCGTGCGACGAACTCGGGCCCCTTGGTGACCGCCAGCGCGATCAGTCGGGCCTTGAACGTCTCGAACGTGATGTCACCCTCGTACCGTCCCCAGCTCGACACGGCTGCGTCGATGTCGCCAGGTGTGACGATCGGGAAGTTCCGCGTCTCGGGGATGACAAAGTCACCCGCTGGCATGTCGGCACGTTCCGCCGGCGTGGTCTCGCGGTCCTCGATGGCGGCGACCTCATCCTCCGCAGGTTCCACCGGCTCCACCGGTTCCGCTGGTGCCGGCTCGACCGGGGCCTCCATCGTCAGCATAGCCTCCGGGATGATCCAGAATTTACACAGTGAATTTTCCTCGATCTCGCCGTCGATGATTTCGCACCGGTTGGCGAGGAACAATACACAGTTTTTGCACGCCATCCCCTCAGATGCGAACGGGTTATTCTCTGCGGTGATGTAGTGCGCGCCGTTGCCGCCGATCCCGCGGTCGAATAGCCCGTACTCCTCGACCGTCATCTCGATCGCGTCGTATAGTGCGACCTGGCGATCAGTCAGGACGACCGACTCGTCCAGGGCCTTGATGCTTTTGGGTTTCATGCCGTCATAGCCGACCGATCGGAGCGACTTCATCGTTTGTTTTACGTGGTGCGCTGCGGTCCGTAGTGATTCCATGTCGGACTCACTGTGTCGGCGTGATGCCTTGGTGCTCATGTTGTACTCCTCTAAAATACGACGCGCCCACGCGCGCCCCTCGTCCCCGCCCCAGCCGTGCCACGCTTGCCAGCCCTTCCCCTGCTCATCCCATGTCGACCCCTCCTTGTCCGCCTCGTGACGGTCGAAGTATGCAACCATGCGTCGCACCGTCTCGAAACTGACCGGCTCTCTGTTGGCCAGTTGGTTCGCACGAGCCAGCCCGACCGGGGTCATCCCGCGTTGTGATTCCGGCTTGGTTGCCCGCACGTCGAGGGCCCGCTGTGCATTATCGGCGACGTCCTGGGGTGCGATGAATGTTTCATCCATTAGACATTCTCCATAGCTTTTTGCACCAGGTACTCGATCAGGCCCGACCGTTGCACCTCCTCCTGACTATCGACCGCAGTCGGCCACCGGTCCTGGTGGATCGGGGCCTGTTTATCGCCGACCACGTATTCCGCATACGGTGCAGTACTGGCGAGGACGGCCTCGGTTCCCAGCTTGTCGACCCGGTACGCGGCGTTCAGATCGTGCGACGGGCTGAGCTTGGAACCGGTGCCTCGCAAATACGGGACCGTGATGTCGCCCCGCTTAATCGCCGCCATCACAAATCGCCGCTGCTTTTCCGATTTGTACTTTTGCGCGCCCGGCTGTGGCGGTCGCGGGATGGCGTCCCTCATGGTTTTCATGACCTCGGTCGCGTACGCCAGGGTGACCGCCTCTACCATGTTTTGCATCCGGGCGACGCTGATGCGCCCGATGTACTCAACCTCGATTGATGCCATGACTACTCCCGTATAATTCCGATCGACGTCGTACACCGACACCGGGGATGCGCTGGCGGTCCGTCTGGGTAGTCGATGAGCCACTCCTCCTCGGGCTCCAGGTGTAGCGGTCCGCAGATCGCGCACACTCTGTCGTCGTTGTCGGTGACCCATGTGCGATTCGTTTTGAATCCCAGCGACCCGAGGTGCGATCGGTACGAGTTGACCGCCTGCGATGCGGCCCGCGTGGTTTCGGTGATGGCGATCGACATCGCCCGCGATTGATCGTACGACCCCCGGAGTGCGTACGCGATGTCATCCTTGGTCATCGACGGGGTGACGCGGTATTGTTCGACGACCCGCTGCAGGATTTTGCGCGAGTTGTCGTCGATTTCTTTGGACCGATCGGGCACATATTCCGACAGCCAGTCCTGTACATACTCGCCCGTTTTTGCCGGGTCGACCTGTGGCCCGAACTTGACCCCCAGGCTGTCGATACCAGTCGTCATCGTGCGCCCGAGTTCGACCTGTAGCGCGGGTTTGATGATTTCCGCCAGGGTCGGGTCGACTACCTCGCCCTTTGCGACTGACGTCGCCCACGATTGACCCTTGCGCTGCATGTCGGCCACGATGCGGTCGTACAGTCGCCGCTCCTCGGGCGTGAGGTCGTCGACTGTAGCCTTGACCTCGTTGATGACGTCCTCGAGTGCCGACACGGTCATTCCCTTGACGCACCGCGCCATAACCGACGCCACCTGGTCGGGAGTAATCAGCGACGAATCAAACGTGGTGCGGGGATTGCGCCCGGTCTTGATTCGCCGCTCGATTTTTTTTGACAGTAGCGCCCACTCCCCGGCGGTTTTGCTCGCGGTTGCATCAGGGGTCGCCACGATCGGCGTGGTCCCGGCGTCCTCGGTCGGTGGTGCGTCGGGGACCTCGACCGTCTCGGGTGTCGCGGTTTGTTCCGGCTCCGCTGGCCAGTACTCGTCGAGGTTGTCGATTCCCAACAGTTGCGCCGCGGATCGTGCCGGGATGCCACCCTGCACATACGACAGGAACGACGACGCGCGCGCCGCCTCGTCCACCTGGAATACGTCCAGTGTCTCGGGTTTGAATATCAGTTCATACTTAATCGGGCTCATCACCTGGGTATTGATGACGGACGCGTACAGGGCCAGCCGTGGCACGATCGTCTCGCGCCAGAACGACTGTCGATCGCTGTCGGCGGTTGCGTAGTTCGCGGCCGATGCTTCCAACATGGTGCGGGGCACCCCGAGGGTGGCGGCGATCGCCGTGATGGACCGTTCCGATAATTCGGGCATCTGCAGGGTGTCGAGCGGTGGGGTGAGCTGTGTAATCTTGACGTCACCACCCCGTAAAAATAGGAACTTGAACGCGTTGACGATCCCGCCTGCCGCCTTGGCGTTGACGCTGGCCTCGAATTGTTCCGCGGTTGCCCGGTCGGTGTACTCGGATGTGTTCATCACCGTTACGGGTTGCGCGCCGCCCTGAAAGAATGCCATCGCGAACGCGTTCAGGTAGTGGGTCAGCTGTGCGTCAGTCAGTGCGACCGACACTGGCGCCACACCCGGCCCGACGTCGTCGACGAACGATGGTTCGCGAAAATAGACGATATCGTCGATCGTCCAGGGTCCGTACATTTTCCCGTTTGCGGTTTGCCACCACTGCATCCCCTTGTATGGTTGGTAAATGTCCCCCAGTGACGGGTTAAACATGTACGTCATCGTCGACGGGTTGAGCGCGACGAATCCGGTCAGGGTCCGACCCTTGATGACCTTCAGCCAATACGCGGCACCGTACACCAACAGGCTGCGCTCCGTGTCCTTGATCAGTTGCGCAAAGTTCGCAGTCCAGGGCCAGTCGACCGTTTCGCCGTTCCGTTGGAGGGTGAACGGTACACTCGAGATAGCGTCGGCCCGCAGATTGACCGCACGATAGACCATCGGCACCATGCGGTACGCATCAGCCGAGCCCGCCAGTCGTCCAGTCTGGCGCATGTTGTCGAGCCACCCGTTGGGGTATGTAATCATCGGAAACTCCATTCAAAAGACGGTTTTGCTACCATTGCCACCGCACCGCTGGCCGCGTCGACATAGTCGTCGTGGGGTGCGCTGGGGAACGCCACCACCTCGTCGAGGAAGTCCCGCGCCCACGCGCCCGCCACGATCCGCACGCCGCCCTGCTCAGCTCGCGCCGCCCACGGCATAGCCCGCTGACCCTTGTCGCCCTTGACGTCGATGCCACGGAATGACACGTCGGCGAGCTCGGGCACCCGGCGTAATTCCTGGGTAGCCGCGAGCCCGTGTTGTGCTTTTTCGATGCCGTGGACCGTGTCCGTCTCGGACCGCATCGTCTCGATCATGATACGCCGCACATCGGGCCATTCAGCCTTAATGCGAATGCCGTCGGCGATGTATACGACGCCATTGTGCAGACAGACCCGCACGCTCGCGGTATAGTCGGCACTCTGGCGAATCGATGAGGCCAGGTCCCAGTATCGGAACCACTGCACGCCCTGGGGCCGCTGATCGGCGACCGTCAGCCACTCCCGACGGAACATGCTGCCGACCGGATCGGTGAACTCCCCGTCGACCTCCTGGCGATACATCTCGGACGTCATCGACTGTTTGAGGGTCGCGACGAACGTGTCGTCGAGGAACATGTTGTCGGTCGTTTTGCTGCGGATCGTGGCATAGTCGCGATGATCGCCGTCGAACAGTTGATATACCCAATCCTTCCCGCGTGGCGTCGTCGTCATCCAGGCCCGACCGGGCGATTCGCGAAGGGTCGCGATACTCAGGGGCCAGATGTCGGCGTTCATCATCGCCACCTCGTCAAGCCACAACCACCCCGCATTTGCACCACGCAACCGGTCCGGGTTGTCGGCACTGCGGAATATAATACGCCGATCACCCAACAGTCGGAGCTCCATCTCGGATTTATTCCACGCGGTCACGATCCCCGCCTTTGCGGTCAATTTTAGGATGGTTTCCATCGCCCCGAGTCGTAGCATGGGATAGGTCGGTGCCACGACGAGCCCGGTCGTTCCGCGTGGTTGCCGGATCGCCTCGACCGCGCCGGCCCGAGTTTTGCCCGAACCACGACCGCCGACGAACAGACGGAACCGCGCGTCACTCGCCCAAAATGCGCGCTGGGGTGACGTCTGCAAGCTGTGGCGTATCGTCGGTACTGAGGTCGATGGTGTAGTCGGTTGGGGCACTGGATGTAGTGACATTGTAGCTTTCTCTGTAGCTGGGGTCTTCTTTTTTCATTGCGAAAAAGAGGGCCATCAGGTTTTTTGCCGCGATGTGTTCGTCCAGCTCACCCCGTAACCATAGCCAGTACGCGTCTTTGCCTTGCTCCTGCACTGCTCGTATTTCGCTGGCGAGATGAGGCTGGCGGACCATCAGCCGATACCACGAGCCCTTGTCGATCTCGAGTATTTTCAACGCCAGATACGTACTGCCTGTCATCCGTACCGCCTCTTTGACCTGGTCGTACATGATCATCGAGTACTCGGTCGGCGGATTGGGTGACGGGGTGCGCGCGCGTGGTTTCGACTTGCGCTCGGTCACCGGATCGACTCCGACGATACGAATCGCAACAACACATTCACGATCGCCAGTGCGTACGCGATTTGGGGCGCGATCTCCTGCACCTCGGGCCAGGCTGCCACGGTCGCGAGAATCATCGCGGCCAGGGTTAGCGCGTTGATCCATACGGTTTTACTGCGGTACCATCGTTTCATTGTTACGCTCCTAACTGTTGGCGAATCCATAACAGAATCACGGCCCACACCACGGTCATAATCAGCGCCCCGGCGTACACCTGTTTTTCGATGTTGGCGATTCGCTTTTCGAACTCCTTAAAATTCGCGTCGCCGTTCTCGAGTCGCGACAGTACCGCGTCGAGCTTGGTTTCCACCCGGGCCAGTTTGGTTTCTAGTGATTCTGTCATCGTCATCCCTGGTACGCTCGGAATTCGGTTCGGATGGTGTCCATATTGATCGCGGACCCGGGGCACGTCTTGCGCGCCGCTGGGTATTCGCGGTGTCCCTTCAGTGTGGCACCCGATACCACGATCCCGCGCCATCTCATCAGCTCCAGGGTCGTCGCTCGTACCATGGTGTGCAGGTCATCGGGCCAGGGTCGAACATCGTAGTCCCCGACTACCTCGATACCCCACATCGACGCATTACCCCGCAGGTCGCTGCAATGAATGCCGGCGACATTCAGCGGGCACATTTGCCAGATACCGTCGTTCTCGACCCGGGGCGATCCGGTGACGATGAACAGGTGGGGACCGCCACGCCAGCCCATCGCCTCGTATCGGCTCGACATCGCGTTCATCGTGCGGGCCCCGTGCCACTGACTGGGGAGTGGTCGCCAGGTGTGATGGAGGACGACGCCACGAGCCCACGGTGCGACCCCTGGGTCGTGTTTGGCCAGGTGCGCCCGGAACTCGTCGACGGTCCGCCACTGCATCAGCGCATACGCGTACGTCACGATCGCGTACCTTGCCAGCGTGATATTTTGTTCATAAACGACGTGCCGTTTTTGCGGTTCACGATGAAGTACAACTCATTGCCGATGACGGTGATGTTGCCGTGTGCGTCGTTATAGAACTGGATGAGTTGCCACTCGACCGCTAGCGACTTGCGGTACCACAGATGTATACCAAATTGCTTGTCGGGGACACCGTGCCCGCTCATCGAGGTAGCGAACCACTGGCCCGCCTTGTCGACCTGCACGAACGTCTGAGTCGCCGTATAGGTGCCGCCGGGGATGTTTAGTTCCGTCGGGTTCGGGATGGGTGGCATTACGTTGCTCATGTGTCGTACTCCTCTGTTTTTATTATCGCATTGCCGTCAAGTGAACACGACCACCACGCCAGACGCCGCCGGGCGATGTCGACGTATTCCGGGGTGATGTCGATGCCGACGAACTGCATCCCCTCGACCATCGCCGCACACCCCGTCGATCCTGAGCCCATGAACGGATCGAGCACGACGGCCCCACGCGGTGCGACGAGGCGTATCATGTAGCGCATCAAGGCGACGGGCTTGACGGTCGGGTGATGGTTGGCTCGCATTGGGTGATTTGTCGGACGGTCTTCGCGGTACTCTTTACCGGTCATTGCGCCGGCTTTGATTTGCTCCACCCCGTCGAGCCCCGCTTCCCGCTCCGACCTCGACGCCTTCGCCGTGTAGAAAAATCGAGACGCGCCGCCGGTGTCTGCGTATGGTGCCACGGATGGCGTCGATGTTGCTAATCCTTTGCCGTAGATGTTATCATTTGCGCTCTTACCTTCGCCATATAATATGTTTGGATTCGGTTTGCTACTCCTCGTCACCCCGCTCTGCGCATCCAGCGCCGCCGCTGCCTCCTCGTCGAGGATGACGTTGGCTGGCCAGCGGCCGCCTGTTGGTTTGTTGGCGCTGATGTCTGCACTATGCGTACCACGCTCAGCACTTGTACCCGTAGCAAACGCCTGCGAACCATTACCGACGTTTGTTTTAACCGGCTTATCCCAAGCCTTCTCGAATCCATCGTCCGACGGCACCCTGCACCCGTCGATGTTGAGCCCACCGGTGCCCCATTGCGCCACGTTGTCCGCCACCGTGCCACGCAGTGGTTTGCGTGCGAGGATGGCTGGCTCGTACGCAGGCTTCAGCGCAGTGCCCCAGCCGTGCCACGCCTTGGCGACGTCGGTGGTGGGTGCGGTGATGTTTACCTGTTTTTCACCTGCTGCAAGCATTCCAACAGAAGATTCCCAAGATGTGGTCGTTCTAATAATTTGCCGTGATGATAATACCTCTCGCTCTGCTGGTTCATTGAATAACTCATCAAACTCACTGCCCAAGCAAACTGCATCTCGAATGATGCAATAATCACGATAATTCGGCACTGCGGGCTGTGAACCTGCGGTGAGATAATGCGATAACATATAATTGCCGAGCGCTGATTCTAACTGTTTTCGTGTAATCTTGTTGCGCTTCATTGCGTCGATGACAGCATCTCTAAACCTTGTAAAGTCTACACTTGCGCCACCTTTTTTATCCATCGCCTTTGACACGTCCAGCGACTTCGGGAACCCGCTGCCGTACAACCACATCAGACAGTCGCGCACCTCGAATCCGGCGTCCTCGATAGCCACCGCCAATCGATGGTACGTCCGAGTACCACCGAAGGCGATCAGATGCCCGCCCGGTTTCAGCACGCGCAACGCCTCGACCCAAAAGTCAACACCGGGGACGCCATGGTCCCAGCCTTTGCCCATAAACGAAAGACCGTACGGAGGATCGCACACGATGGCGTCGACGGAGTCGGCCGGGAGCGTCGCCATTACGTCGCGACAGTCACCGGTATGCAGTGTGTAGGTCATTCCGTCACCCGTGGCAACGTCACGCCCGTCTGACCTTGGTACTTACCCCGTTTGTCGGCATACGTGATCGCGGGCCGTTCACCACGAAAGAACATGACCTGGGCGATGCCCTCATTCGCGTACACCTTGATCGCGTGCCGTGATGCGTTGTGGAGTTCGATGGTGAGCTGGCCAGTCCATCCCGGCTCCATCGGTGTACAGTTGACGATCAGCCCGCACCGTGCGTACGTTGACTTGCCCACGACGACCCCGAGGACGTCCTCGGGAATGGTGAACGTCTCGACCGAACGGCACAGGACGAACTCGCCGGGCTGCAGTTCTATGCTGGGGTGCATCCAGTGCACCCACTGATCGAGCATGTTTTTCGGGTCGAGGACGACATCACCAACACGCTCGACGCGTGCCCACTCGTCGGCGACCCGCATGTCGTACCCGAACGACGTCACCCCGTACGAGATGACGCCGGGCCGTGCGATCCCTTCGGCGAACGGTGCGATCATCCCCGCTTCAGCAAGCCGTGTGATTTCGCGGTCATTCAGAATCATCACTCTCCCACTTTCCCCGTAAATACACCACCCCGATCACCGCATACACCGCCAGGTCGAGAAGCGTGTCCGTGATCGACTCGTCGCCAGGGTCAGCGCTGGCCGACCGGGTCAGGGTTAGGAGCCGGTGCACCTTGTCCGACATCCGGACCGCGATACCGTACAGGCCAGTCGACCCGATCGCCCCGTTCCCGTACGCTGCATTCTTTTGGAGGTAGATCGCCCGCATCTGCAGGAGGACCCGCGAAAATTCGAGCTGTTGGTCGTCGACGTGCGTCGCGGTCTTGTGCGCGTCGACGATCGCGTGCGCTCGGGCCTGTTCGTTCATCGCCACACCGCCCTCCCCTCGTCGTTGATCGCCAGCCACTGACCCCAGCAGGCCTGGCTCGATCGCCAGTGCCGCCACCCTCGCCCGTCGTTCCACAGTCGCCGGAACGCGTCGACCTGATTCTCGTACGTGTCCGTGTCGGCGTGCGTTCGACCGGTCAGCCACTCATAGGTCGCGTCGTTGAACTGGAACAGGCCCCCGTCGGATGTGTGCGACCGTGCGCGCGTCGTGTATGTCCCGTAGTTGTGACCGTCGCCCGATTCGCATGACACGATCGCCACGGCCTCGCGGGTCAGCTCGAGCGGGACCACGTCGCACATCCCGCCACTGCAGGTCAGATACCAGAATAGAATTATGGTTTCCATCGGCGTGCCCCCACCGTCGACGCGATACCCAGGGCCACCGCGATCACCGCCAGTACGAAGCCGACCAGACATCCCGCCATAAATTCAAGCATTAGCCTCCTCCTCCGCGTAATGTTTTTCGTATGGTTTTTGTGCCAGGTTACAAATACGCTGTAGTCGTTTGTCGATGAAATAAATGTACCGGAATTGCCGCAGATTTTCCGACGTTGCCCGGTCGCGATTGGCCTGCAGGTGACGACATTCGGGCGTCAGTTCCGCCCGTCGCGTCATAATAATATTGTGATACACGACGCCGTCGAGGGTCCAGAATGTCGACGTGTGTTCACCGTAGTATTGAAAATTGGCGGCCTGGTATACGATCCCGTTTTTTCCGCATCGTTCGTCGGCGAATGATTGAATCCATTTGACCTGGGGCTCCCGTTTTTTGATGTATTTGATAGCATAGGATATAGCCATCGATTCGCTATTCCGTGGCGCCACATCATCCAGCCACATCCGGTTCAGTTCCAGGTACCCGTCGTTCGCCGTGCCGGGGACAATGTTGGCACCCGACGCGGGATTCATAGCGTACCCGAATTGTAACGCACCAACCAGGGCGCCACGCATATATACCCCCAGGTGTATGCGGCTGTGATTGGTGATTTTGTGGCTGTAATGATTTTTCAGTATCAACGCATTCGCCACTGATCGCGATATCTCCCGCAGATAGAATTCCGCGGAACCATACCCGACGATGTCGGGTTTCCCAATTAGCACCATCTGGTCGCTGTAGATGTACTGCCGTCCGTCGTTCGTGTCAAACATTGCCTAACTCCTCAGATAATGCTGCCGACCGTAGTATATCAATTGTAGTATAGCGTGTCAATTTTAAATGTTGCCTAATTCCTCGTTCATTGCCGCCAGCTCGTCGCGTATCGTCTCGAGGACCCGGGCCCGGGTCGGGTTGCGCATGCTGCCACGCGTGACGACCTCGTCCTCCTCGTCGTCGCCCTTCTCGCGAACGAACATCCACCGCCCACTATCTCCGACGTCCACGCGGTACCAATGCCTGCCAATCAATCGCCGTAAGATCGTACGCATCCCGTAGTACCTCCATCACGTGTCGAACATCGTCGACCGTGCGTAGGACGAGCGCGGGGTACTCGATCCACGTATCAAAAAACGCGCGTTGTTTGGGGCTGAGCACGCCGACCGGGCTTTTGACCTCGATCAGGAAAATTATACCCCGATACCCCACCAACAGATCGGGCACGCCGCCGCCAGCCTCCGCCAGGTCGGCGACGATGCACCCGTGATACTGCAGGGCCTCCGCGATCGTCTCGTGGTTGCTGTCCCGCTGTTGGCGAAACCGCGGCGTGTATTTGCTCACGGCTCGACCCCCTCGCCCCGGAACGCCGCGATCATCAGCAGGGTTTGTAGATCGTGCGCGCGGTCATTCCAGGTCGACCACATCGCGGCCACCCTGGCCAGGTCGTCGCCGCGGTTGATCGTCACGCCGACCCGTTTTTTGAATCGTAGTATCATCGATGCCCGGTACCGGTTTTCACCAGGACCGTACGCATCAGACGCGGCCGCCATCAGTGCCACGAATCGCGCCTGGGTGTCGACATCGGACCCGGCGAGCAGGGCCCGCCATCCCGCCTCGAGACCCAATACCTCGCGGTCCATCCGGGCCAGCGTATCGGCCAGGTCAGCCCGACACGATCCGCACACCCACACCCCGACCCGCACCTCGACCCGACACGCGAGGCACGTTTTTTTATTCGGGTGGCACTCGGGGTCGGTTTTATCATCGAATAGGTCATCGGTCATACAATCCCCCCTTTCCGGATGATGCAATAAGTCACTAAATACCCCTCTATTTCCTAAAGTATCTATACGCGAGATAATTAATAGAAAAGTTACTTAAAACGACCCCCACTTAATGACTTAATGCACATGCTTACACCTCGGCCCGTCGCATCTGGCCCCGTGTGAACCGCTTCTCGTCGGCATCCTGATGCGCATCGTCGACTATTCCCAGTCCCCGCACATTCAGTCGGTCGTGTGTAATGATTTTGCGCATGACCAATTGCTGGACGAGCCAGCGCTGCGATTTGTACGACGCGGACCGTTCGCCCTCGTCCTCGGCCCATTCTTTCCAGGCTGCATATAGTCGGTCTTTGCGTACGGTCATCGATGGCCCGACGGTACAAACAGTCTGGACGAATCGGGCGACCAGGTCCTCCTCGCCGCGGTATTCGCGGGTGGCTGCATCGAC